TCGTACTTATTTTTCAAGTTCTTCTTATTTGTCTATGATTAGACAGAAATTTGGATTAAACGTGATTGAAGAAATTAATAACATGATAAATATTCCTATGAAGAGAACTACATGAGCAATATCGTCCAAGCACAATTACAACCTCACCTATTTAGTAGTATTCATAATACGGTGATTCCTGGATTTTGTAATATGACGGTGGATGATTGGATACATATTGACAAGTTAATTGAAGACAATCACACAGAGAATATGCAATTTTGTGAAATAGGTTCAAATGAAGGTCATTCTGTTTGTTTATTAGGTATTTGGGCGAAGAAATTGAATGGGCGTGTGATTACGATAGACCCATTACAGTTTGATGACCATGTTATTGAATTAGAAGTATTATCTTGTTTACAAGACAATTTAGATTATTTTAGTTTAGAAAACTGTGTACAATTTGTAAATGATTACTCATATCATGTCGCTCATTTATTTTCAGATAATGAATTTGATTTCATTTTTATTGATGGTAATCATGAATATGAAGCAGTAAAACAAGATATTAATTTATATTGGCCTAAATTAAAAACTGGTGGTATTATGTGTGGTCATGATTGTGAATTTTTAGTAAACCACCAAGGTATTGTTAATATCAAGAATATTAGAAATAGTGATTTTGAAAAACCATTTAGCAATGGGTCTAAAACGATATATGGGCATGAAACACTAATATCTGTTCCACAAAACGGTAATATAAATCTCAAACAAATATCTAATTGGGAACATCGTGATATAATTGGTTTATATTGGAATAAAAATATGAAAAATCCTCCAGTTATAGGAGTTCATCCTGGTACTATTATAGCAGTATCAGAAATATTTGGGGATAAAGCACAAATCGTAGGAGATAGAATATGGTGGATAAAAAAGAGTTAATAGAGTTTGAAACAGAAATAGGACGACTGTATGAACAAGGTAAAATTCTGGCACCTATTCATTTAACTAAAAATAACGAAAGTAAACTACGTAAAATCTTTAAAGATTATCAAGAGGGTGATTGGGTCTTTTCTACCCATAGGTCGCACTATCATTGGTTACTATCAGGCAGAGACCCAGAAGAACTGAAGAAGCAGATATTAGAAGGTCACTCCATGCACATATTTGCAGATAAATTCTTTTCTTCTGCGATAGTGGGGGGTAACGTATCTATCGCTTTAGGGGTTGCGTGGGCACTAAAAATGAAGAAATCGAACAGCAAGGTGTATTGTTTTGTCGGAGATGCCGCTTCAGAGTGTGGGATTGCTCATGAGTGTATGAAGTACGCTAAAAGACACGATTTACCTATCAAGTATATCATTGAAGATAATGGTTTGTGTGTACGAGCCAAAACTAATGAAATTTGGGGTATAGAGCGTCCTAAATCATCTAAAATTATTAAATACAAATATAACCGCCATTACCCGCACGCGGGAACTGGAAAGTACGTGATGTTCTAATGTTAGCTACTAAATGTAACTTCTATCCTTGTCATAAAGAGTTAGAAGATTGTACGTACTGCTATTGTGACTTATACCCTTGTAAAATAACCCTATTTGGGTGCTGGTACAAGGGTGTTTGGGATTGTAGTAATTGCACATGGGTTCATAAAAGGAGAAATTTATGGCTGATTCGCTTTATCACAAAGCTATTTGTGAAGAAATGGAACGATTCGCAGAAGACGAAAGCGTTATCTTTATAGGACAGCAAGTAGCTTCTGAAGAGTTTTATGGTACTCTGAAGAACGTTCCTATGAGTAAACGTTATGAATTTCCTGTAGCTGAAGAACTGCAAATGGGAGTAAGTACGGGATTAGCTCTTGAAGGGTATCTACCTATCTCTATCTATCAACGCATGGACTTCATACCCAGAGCTATGGACCAGTTAGTTAATCACTTGAATCTGATACCTGAGATGTCTAGAGGGTTGTATAACCCAAAAGTTATCATCCGTACTACTATTGGAAGTAAATCACCAATGAATGTTGGGCCTCAGCACTCCCAAGACCTGACAGCAATGTTGAAAGCAGTACTGAAATTTCCTGTTTTAAAGGTTACTACCCCCGAAGAAGTGCATGAGGCCTATGCGTTAGCTAGAAGTGGGAAAACACCTATTTTAGTAATCGAAATTCAAGATTTATATAGAGGATGAAATGACTGTAGTTATTGGCAGGTGGTTTATGCTCAAAAAGTACAAGACCTGTATCGAGCATAGTCTAAGCACGTAATAATGTAGCCAGCGAAGGCTGGTGAAGAAGTTTTTAGCCTTTTGATGATGTTTTTTATGTAACCCATTGGTATGATTGATATTATGTATATTAAAAGACCCTAAAAATATGTTATATAACTTATTGCTACTAAAAGAGATATAAAAAGAGAGACATTATGAGTATACCGGGCATATTTAAAGACCCTTATGAGACCTATTATCCAAAAAAATTTGGTATTACGTATGAGCAATATAAATTAATGTTACAAAAACAACATCGTAAATGTTCAATTTGTAATAAAGCATATTCTAAAGGAAAAACGAATTTTGCTGTAGACCACAATCATACAACTGGCCAAATTCGGGGTTTGTTATGTAGTAACTGTAATAGTGGTCTTGGACTGTTTAGAGAATCTCCTAAAATATTATTAAAAGCAATAAGGTATATAAAAAAATGGAGTAAAAGATGCAAAAACCCCTAATTTCATTGATTGGACCAGCTCATAGAACACAATTATGGCAAAGTTTCTATGACCGTATCATTACAAAGTTACCATTTGAAGTTGTGTTTGTAAGCGATAAAAAACCTGAAGGTACTCTTCCAGAAAACTTCAGATGGTTCTATTCTACGGTTAAACCAGCTCAATGTTTTGAAATTGCTTTCAGAGAAGCTAAAGGAGATTTTATTATTTGGTGCGGAGACGATTTAACGTACACACCTTATGCCATAGATGAAGCTGTAGCTATTCAATCTCAATATGATTATAAAACTATGGTCTTTTTTAGATTCTTTGAAGATGGTCGTGAATGTACTAAAAATCAAACAACGTGGGACCAGAAATATAATTTAATCGCTACAGGTCTTATCAGTAAGCAAGTTATCAATGAAGCAGGAGGGTTAGCAGATACAAGATTTGTATGTGGATTATGGGATTGTGATTTGATTATGAGAATCTATGCGTTAGGTGGACAGAGTGTTTATACTAAAGAAGGATATTGTAATGAACCACATTTAGAGTTTCATAAAAAAGAAGCTAATTTTGCAACAACATGGCAATGGGAAAATGAAGAGTTCAAACGATTGTGGATGGATAGAACTGGTGGTGCTTACTTATCACGCTTAGAACCATTCCAACCATATTATGATACAGATATACTAATAAAATCGCAAGGAAATAAAGGAAAATGGAGTTGATATGAATAGTATTACAACGTTAGCAATGACCTTAGGTTGGCATCATCCTGGTCCTGGTGGAACAAGTCCATCTAATTTAGATGCATTACAAGAACTCTGTAAAAAAGTCCTGCCAGAAAATGGTATGATAGCTGATGTAGGATGTTGGACAGGACTATCTTCAGTTGTGTTAGGATTTTTAGCGAGAGAGTACAAGGGGCATGTAAAAGCAATCGATTGGTTTCAAGGGTCTGTTGGAACAGGTTTAGATGCCGCCGCTCAAACAACGAATGTACATGAAGTGTGTAAAGCTGTCATGAGATACTTCGATTTAAATGATACTGTTGAAGTTATTAAATCTGATTCGGCTGCCGCCGCTTCTTTATATCCTGATGAAACTTTTGATTTTGTATTCATTGATGGTGACCACCGTTATCTAAAAGTATTAAAAGATATTGATGCTTGGTGGCCTAAAGTTAAACAGGGTGGGATTTTATCAGGACATGACTTAGAGTTTATCATACCTTTTAAAGACCCAATGCAAGTACAAATGTTTAATCCGGGTGACCGTAATCCATGGAATGAGATTGATTCTATTACAATGCATTTAGGTGTTATTCGAGCTGTGTCTGAACGATTTGGTAATAAGGCAAAAATAGAAGATGGGGTGATTTGGTGGGTACAAAAATAAGTGACATTATTAATAATCGTGTAGTAGCGATTGTTGCTCATGGGTCGTCTTTAGATATTCTTGAACGTGAGATACAGTATTTAAAACATAAAGATATTTGTTGGATGTCTTTAGGTTTATATACTGTGGTAGAAGATTTTATTCTTTCCAAAATTGATAAGAGATTAGACATATTATTTGATTGTGCTACTGTGCCAGAGCCACAAATGGACGTGTACGAAAAAACAATACGATTACCTCGTATTGAACGTTTTCTTGCACGTGAAGATAACAATCTGTGGATAACAACTCATGGATTAATTCGAGATTCTATTACCCCCTATAAACCCGATATATGGCAGAACTATCAAAATAAAATATTGAAAGTCGATAGTTTATTTCCACAAAATAATATTCCATTTTACATGGATGTTCCAAATTCTATCACGTTGATGATTGCGAGTGCATTATGTGGTGGGGCAAAAAAGATTATATTGTTTGGATATGATGGGCATGTGGGGGCAGATAACTTAAGTCATCATACGTATTATAAAGAAGAGTTAGCTCATAACGAATGGGTACAGGCTTATGGTGAATCAATCAATTTGGGGTTAAAACGAGATACGTTAGATTTTGAAAATAGGTTTGCACCAATTGTGTTATTATATCGAACACTCTTTAATAATAGAGCTGAGATTTTGAATTGTTCTCCGAACTCAAACTATCGATGTCTTCGTCAAATATCTTATGGACAACTGAAGGAGGAATTAGAATGAAAACGTTTATTATTGCTGAAGTAGGAATTAATCATAATGGTGCAATGGGCTTGGCTAAAAGAATGATAGAAGGTGCGAAGACAGCAGGTGCTGATGCAGTTAAATTTCAGAAACGTAATATCTATAAAGTGTATTCTCATGAAGATTTATCTAAACTGAGAGAAAGTCCTTGGGGTTCAACAAATGAACAACAGAAGTTGGGTTTAGAGTTTACAAAAGACGAGTATAAAGAGATTGATGAATATTGCCGTAGTTTAGAGATACCTTGGTTTGCTTCTCCTTGGGATTTAGATAGCGTTGAGTTTTTGAAAGAGTTTAATATCCCATATTGGAAAGTACCCTCGGCTTTAATCGTGCATGAAGAAATGTTACATGCTATAGCAGAAACAGGTAAACATACGTTTATTGCTACGGGTATGTCAACGATTGAAGAAATTGGTCGTGCTATTAATATCTTTAAAGAACGTGATGGGTCATATGAAATCATGCATTGTAATAGTGCATACCCCGCAAAGACAGAAGAATTGAATCTTTGTACTATAACAACATTACAATATACTTTTAACTGTAAAGTTGGTTATAGTTGTCATTCACCAGGGATTCTCCCTCCTGTACTCGCTGTGATGTTAGGGGCAACATCTATTGAAAAACATATTACTATTGATAGGACTATTTATGGAAGTGACCAACCATCATCTGTAGAACTTCATGGATTTTCAAAGATGGTTGAATATATCCGTACTGCTGAAGAAGCGTTTGGTGATGGAGTTAAACGTATTTATCCTGATGAAGAAAAAGCAAAATCGAAATTAAGACGTACTAAAGATAACTAAAAAGCATGAGAGCCCTCCAATCTCATAATCGGAGGAAATACAAATGGAAAAAGAAATGATAAAAAAGGCAGTCAGAGAAGCCGAAGATTCTCTGAAACAGAAGCAATATGAAGAAGTTAAAAAGATTGTGGTAAAAACTCTCGAAAAAGAGAGAAAGTTAGAGAAAGAAATTGCTGATGCGAAACAAGAAGTAAAAGAGTTAGAGGAACAAAAAAAGATACTTAAAATGGATATTGATGATTTAAAAGAAGGTCGATTAGATAGAATCGCTGAACGCCAAGAAAAGGACGAGAAAGCTAGAAAAGTTTCTGTTGTGTTGATTATTAAAGAGAAAGAAACTATTGTTGAAAGACCGATGTCGCCTTGGTATTGGCCGTACGTTATTGTTTGGGAAAAACCTACGTATCCTAGCTATCCTATAACTGTTTATGGTGGTAGTTCAAGTGGTGCGTACATTGATAGTTTAGGAAATCAGGTGACGTATACTTGTTCATCTAACTTTCCTACAATCACCAGTTCGGTAGCAAAAGACGCTACTATTGGTGCGTATGAAGTGAATGGTTCTATCGTGAACCTAAGATAAGCAACTCGGAGGGCTCTCATGTTTCAAAATAAAGGTCTTGTATCAATTATTGAAATCCTGTTTATTACCGCCATATTGATTCCTATGATTGTTATGGGTATACTAGGAATGTGGCCATTGTTTTTTGTGTTCTTAGCATTTAATATTATTTTCGGTATTACTGAACTACTGTATGTTAAATATACAGGGTTAACTATCAGTCAACACTTTTGGAATTTTGCTCAAAAGTCTCGCTGGAAAGCTATCGTTGTTTTAGCGAGTATGATTATTATGTGGATAGCGTTAATTCTTCACTTAGGGCTACGCATGTTCTCATGAAAATTATAACAGTCATCCCAGCTCGTGGTGGGTCAAAATCAATCCCGCATAAGAATATAGCTAATCTAGGTGGGCAACCGCTTATTGGATATACGATTCTGGATTCTATCAGAACAAAATTGATTGAAGAAACATTCGTATCAACAGATGATAAAGATATTGCAGAAATCTCTGAACGTTTTGGTGCAGAAGTAGTTATGAGACCACCAGAACTATCTACTGATAATGCTTCTGATTTGCAATGGGCATGGCACTTCTTGACTTGGTACGAAGATACATTTAAACACTTACCAGAACTCTTGGTGCATCTCAGAGCAACTACCCCTATTCGTGACCTAAAACTGATTACGGAAGCTATTGAAACCATGAAAGTAACAACAGAAGCAACATCATTGATTTCAGTAGAAGAATTCGTTGAAAGTCCTTATAAATGGTTAAAGTTTAATCAAGAGAATTGGTTAGACCCTTTGTTTCCTGGTGATTTTTATCTCCAACCAAAACAAAACGTACCCAAGGCGTTTAAGCCCAATGGGTACGTTGATATTTTACGTCCTGAAGTTATTTTAAAAGGGAGTTTACATGGAGATAGACGTTTAGGGTTTATCACACCTAACGTCATAGAAATCGATTCACCAGCAGAATTAGCTTACGCCGAATATCTTATCAGTAAACAAGATTAGTGCGTACAACGCACACCTACAACAACTCTTTTTTTCTCTTGTTTACCTTCTTTGTCTTTTTTTGTTAATTGTGTCGTTGTAACAATTTTAAATCTTCCCTTGCTTCTTGTCCCCATCTAATAACTCCTTGTTAGTATGAATTGTTTTACGTTCTATAAATGTTTCTCCACAAATTCTACACTTCTTGATAATTTCCTCATAAAAGATATCTACAATAAATAATACACTCTGAGAATAATTTATAAGTTGCTCGTTGCATTTAGGGCACCGAAAGTACGCTGTATATTTAGGCGTTCTGTTCATCGGTGCCTTCTTTTTTTGAAAGATGGTTACAAGAACCGCAAACCCACCTATCATCAATCCACATACCCTCCCTATCATTTTTGCAACAAAAACAAGGGTGTTTTTCAGACATAGCCATCTACCTCCTTGTAAACTCTTATTGTGTAAACTTCCGTGCATTGTGGGCATCGTTTGCAATGCTTTCTATAGTCTCCATCAAACTTATTGTAGTAGAATTGTAATTCTACACCACATTTATCGCACAATATCTGTCTGTCTTTTTCTCCAGGACCCATCTTTTTGTATATCATAGGTTGTCCCATCTTTGAACATGGCTACATTCCCACTTACGGTAGGAAATTCACCCGTTCGTTTTAGTTTTTTATGCATCGTAAGAACATGCTCACACATTTTCTTATGCCTCATCTTCTTCTCCTTGTAAGATATCATCAAGTCTAGCTAAAAAACAACTGATATACATATCTTTTGGAGGGATACGGGTATTACCCTCGGCATTTTCCATAGCATAAGAAAGTCTTGCTACTTGTAGACCTAAAAATTTAATAGTATCTTTTAAACACGCAACTTCATTTTTCATTCTGCTTCCTCCATCATTTTTCTACACTTATCACAAATAAAAAATGGTCTCAATTCATAATACATATATTGTTTTGTGTTGACATATCTCCAAGAATGTCTACAAAAAGATTGTGTTATCCATTTAGAGAATTGTTCCAGTATTGTCATTTTTGTTCTAACTTTCTTAAACGTTCTTGAATATCACTTAACCATTTATGTTTGAATTGTGATAAATCTTCATACGCTACATTAGTTTTTCTAATCGTCTCATTTACAACTACAACCCATGCTAATATTCTAATTGTCACATATAAAGTTGTAACTATTATCCATATTTTACCTAGTAGGGCCCACGTTATGTCAGTCATTTTTCTCCTATTCCCAGTAACATAAGTTCTTTACTGAATCTAATCCAAGTTCTATGTTTAGTTTGCTCTTTATCTTTCCATTTAAATTGGTCAGGTATAAGTTTACGAGTAAGGGCCGCCAGAAATTTCAGGTGTGGGCACCTCCATAAAAGTGGGAGTTGATAAAATTGTTCAACATTAACATTCTTAAATCCAAATATCAATAATGCTTCTCTTAGAGATTTGCGTGTATACGGTGTTACGTGAGAGTAGTCAATATAGAATTCTTTATAGTTTGTTTCCCAATCAGGTGTCATCAGTATGACTTTACCACCAGGTTTTAATACTCGATATAACTCATTAAATAAATGGTCAGGATTATGTATATGCTCAATCGTAGATTTAGAAAAAATAACATCAAAAGTATTATCGACAAATGGGAGATGTTCTTTCTCTATATCGCATTTATGATAACCCGGTTGGGTCTCGACACGACTATCTACCCCCACTACTTTCAATTTTAATTGTCGAAAAGCAGTAATGTATTCACCTTTTCCACAACCAAAGTCTAACACATAGTCATCAGGTGATATGTAATAACTATACAGATAGACCGCTAAAGCATTAGGGTACGTAGTCGAAGGGTTAGGATATGTAACGTGTAAGTATTTGTGCATTAATAATCTCTCTCACACAGAGTACAATAAAAGCCTTGTTTACCTTCTTGTCTGTTTAGTCGATTGATAACCCAGAATCTTAAACGACCAATAAGATGCCGATGCTTTAACCAAAAAAACATGTTATACTCCATTCGCCCTGCTATAATCCCTGGTACCTCTAAAACTTAAATCTCCTTCAAAATATAAACGATAGAGCTGGTCAATAAGTACTAATGCTTTGGCTCCATCTTTTGTTGTGTGGGCATAGTGGTCTAAAATCAAATCTCGATTAACTTCAAACAAAGCTTTATACATTTCTTCTTCTGGCATATCTGTAAAATTAACAGTTACTAAATCTATGTTCTGAAAACGATTAAAAAAATCTTTAGGTCCTGTTAATAAACCTTCTTTAATTGCTTGAAAATATAAGTCAGACCCAGGATAAGGAGTAACGGGTTTAATCGTCCTTAACTGAAAGTATGTATTATACTTCTTTAAAAATGCCACATCTTCGTGTAACGTTTGTAGATTATCACCAACATTATTCCAAATAAGATTTAACCCTAACATGATACCATGTTTCTTTGCCAACTCGGCGGCTTTTATATTCTGTTCAACTGTAGTATGCTTTCTCATACTATTGAGAACATTCTGATTGGCTGATTCAAAACCAAAATTTAAGAACGTACAACCAGAAGCTTTGAGGAGTTCCATTAATTCATCATTAATCACATCCACTCTACCATCACACGTATACTTAATCTTCAGATGATATCTATCAAGTTCATTTTTAAATTCTTGCAACCTATTTTTATCCAATACAAACATCTCATCTAAAATCTCAAAATAATTAATACCATAATAATCATTCAACATATTCATTTCTTTAACTACATCACTAATACTACGCATACGATAACCACGTTCCATACGATAACAGAACGCACAACGATTGACACACCCTCTACTTGTGATTATTTGTAAGTACTTATCGTTTGGTTCATGATGAGCAAACTGGATGCATGTAGCGTATTTCTCAATAGGAAATAGTTCCCATGTAGGATAAGGTAGTCTATCTAAAGGTAGTGTTGGGCGTTTTCTGAAGGTACTATAGATACCATCTTTATCACGAATAACAAGATTAGGAATCTTATCAATCCCATCACCTTTAGCTCGTTTACAGAATACCAATTGAGCTATCGTTTCTTCAGCTTCCCCAACAATAACGATGTCTGCTTTCGTTTCTTTGAGGACGAAATCTGGGATGGGTGAAGACCCGTGCCCGCCAAGGACGAACCAAGCTTTCTTCTTATTTTCATTGATGACTTTACAGAGCGGTTTGATGATAGTATTAAATCTCGCCGCCGTGAAAGAGAGCCCAATAACATCAAAATCGTGAAGACTAAGAAAAGTAGCCAAATCGTCGTTAGTGTAATGGTACACATCCATAGAATAGATGTAGACATCGATACCGTCCTTTCGTAGCATTGCGGCCAAATAAGCAACGCCTAATGGGAATCTATTGTCTTCTTGCGAGTTGTCGTGAATAATGAATAGTACTTTAGACATTGCTATATCTTTTAAGAGCCGATAATCTTTGTTTATATCTAGACTGTTTAGAATGATGTTTACCAAAAAAAGGATGTTTCGACCCAAGACGTATTTTACTCATTTTATCTTTAGTTGTTTGTGTATGTTTATGCCCAAGGAGAGATTTAGCATTTGCTTTTCCTATCTTTTGCCGGGTATTTTTAGAAACGGGATGGCCTTTTAAAGCAATACTTATTTTTGTTTTATGTTCTGTACTATGAATATGCCCACTTTCTCCTTCTCCACCATTAGTTAAATTACATAATGTTCCTTTATGTAAGTCTTTTCTTCCATATAATTTTATTAATTTTTCTTCTAATTTAAATGCTTCAATTTCAGATAGATTATTTTTTATTTTTTGAACGATAGGGGTTTTTTTATGTTTTCGAATAATTTTTAATTCAGTTTTAAATAAATAATTTCTTTGTTGACTAAGTAATCTATCATCTTTTCCTTTGCCAACATAAAAAATAGAATTATTAATAGGATTTATATATAAATAGACATAATAATTATTCAAAGCTTATACGTCCTCCACAAGTTCAATCAAGTTGAAGTCAGGGTCTGTACAGAAACACACTTTTCGTCCTGTATCTGGTGCAACAATAGGTGGTGAAACAAAGTTCACACCTAATTTTTTAAGTCGTTCATACTCTACATCTAAGTTTTCTGTTGTTAATGAGATGTGACCAAAAGGAATGACATCTTCGACTATAGGATTTTCATAATAATGTAATTCAAATCGTGGAGGAAGCTGATTTAAAAAATCTAATTTAACGTAAGTTAATCGAACGTTCTTGATACCTAATAGTTCATCTGGATAAGGACCTTCTAAAGTTTCACAATCAATAATTTTCATGCCTAACTTACTAACATAAAACTCTAACGCACTATTCAAATCTAATACGACAATACAAGTATGACGAAAGTTTAACATTTTTTCACCACCGCCGTTAGCGTATCTCCCATGCCTATTGATTCGATATGACGTTTATAATCAATACTATCGAGAAATGGCCATTGCAGATGACCATTGGGTTGACCTTTCGCTAACCAATGAAGATGATTACTTAATTCATAACGTTGTTCTATACGAATAAATTCAACATCAAACAAAGTTTTGTCTAATAATTTTTTGAGAGTTTTTGTTGTAAAATAAAAGTTGTGATATGGCGTATACATAAACTCGTTATAAGCTGAACAATTATATAGTTTAAAAAGAGCTTCGTCATGATTAGGAACTTCAATGATGATTTTCCCTTGCGGTAGTAACTTATCATATAGAGTATTTAATATTTCGATAGGGTCTTCAAGATGTTCTATTACATGAAATAATGTGATAATATTAAAATGTCTATTAGGTACTATATCTAATTGAGTATATAATGGGAATTGGTTAGCTAACAAATTGGCAAAAATACGATTTGGTTCAAATGCATATACTTCGGTTGAATTTACTAATCTATCTGTTTTTAGTTTCGTTAACAAAGACCCTTTACCACATCCAAAATCTAAAATACGAGAGTTTTGAAACCACCGTTTATAATGTTCAAATCTTCGTTCCGTATCAGCACCATCCATTGTATCAGAAGAATCTATTTCTAACATCTCATTGTCTCGATAATTTATCTTGTATTCGCCAAGAAAAATTAGACCGCAATGTACACATATCAAAACTTGGCTATCTGGGTCTGTTCTTACCCCATGTCTTACAACTTTAAATTGTTCATGCCCGCATAAGTAACACTTCATTTAATACCCCCAGTCCTTCTGCTAACTCAGCTTCAGTTATAGTTAAAGGTGGTGCTAATTTTACGCTATTCTTATGCGTCCAAATTGTTAGTAACCCTCGTTTAAAACACTCCCATACAATTTGAGTTGCTTCTTCTTCAGTTTCGGTGATAAGACCTAATAGTAATCCTTCTCCATTAATCTCATACTTTTTACCAAATTTTTGTCTTAAAAACGAATGAAGTATATCTCCTAAATAATGTGATTGCTGTACAAGATGCTTATCATGTATCTCTAATAAGTTTTTTAATCCTGCGATACAAGATAAAGGATTTGCCGAGTGTGTAGAACTCATGCTACCCATTTCAGGTAAATCAATTAAATCGGCTCTACCAATAACTCCTGAAAGAGGTAGACTACTGCTTACCCCTTTTCCAATACAGATTAAATCGGGTCGTTCAATCCCATAATGCTCATACGCAAACATCTTTCCCGTTCGTCCAAACCCACCTTGTATTTCATCGAAACAAACTAAAATATCATGTTCTTTACAATATTTTACTAAGTCTTGAATAAACTTAGGATTAAAAAATCTCGCACTCCAACCTTGATACGATTCAATAATAACACCTGCAACATCTTCTGGTTTCCTAAATCCTAAAAATGGGGTATTGTTATTAGGAAACTCCATACATTCTACGTTCCAATCTTTACTTGCCCAACCACCATTCATCAAAGTATTACCTTTTAAATTCTCTGCTAAAGACGTTCTCCCATGCATAGCACCTTTAAAAGATACTATAAAAGAACGTTTAGGTAAACCATACATTCTCATCAGCTTACAAGCTACTTCGGTGGCTTCAGTACCAGCTGAAACTAAAAACGCTTTCCCACCCGGATAACACGTTTCAATCAATTCTCGTAAAAACCAATACCGAACATCAGTAGCAAAGGTATAACTATGCATAAGAGGACGATGTAATAAGTGTTCTATCCCTTTAGCAATATTATAGTTCCCATGCCCTGCGTTAGCTACAGCAATACCAGAAGTAAAATCTAGAAATTTATTTCCATATCTATCCCAAACATTACAGTATCTTGCTTTATGCCAAACAATGGGCAGTTGCCCCTGCATAGACCTAGCTTCATACTTCATAAACGTAGCATAATCTTTTACGTCTTGCGGGTGAGGAATAGTAGTCTTTAGTTCAATAGCTTTTACACCCATCTTCCTGCTCTTTCTCTCTTCCTACCAATAGGACATGCTTTGATTGTATTCTCGATAGGATTAGAACTACGTTTTGGTAGTTGTTTAGTGTTAGGATTAATCACAGGTTCTGTTGCTCTAGCCCGTTCAATCTTTTTTAAACGTTGTTCTAATTTATGTTTTTTATTTTTAATGCGTTTTCCTAAATCCATATATCTCTTTGAAGATGACATATTATCTCCTTACCATTTTTGTATGCCTAATAACGATATATTGTCACTATCTACTTGATATTCGACAACTCCTTTACGGATGATAAGATAATATTTAGTACGTGTGATACTAGTAAATTCATTACCTCGTACATCAATCTTACCAATATCCATACTATTAATACTATACTTGATTATCTTATCTTTATTACCCTCATCTTCAATAACTTTTATAACATCCCAAACATATCCTTCGAATTTAGAACCATCTTTTGTGACAATTTCAACATTACGATATCGTGCTTCAAGTAATGTTTCTAAGTCATACGCATATGCGAGATGACAGCAAAATAAGAACGCTAATGTTAAAATAAACTTTTTCATTTCGTCCTCCGACTATGAGTACTTTCGTCACACTTAGCACAAATCCAAGTATGGTCTTTTATTTTTTTACATCTGTCTTGCACAGGGTCTTTCATCGTTTCACATTTTGTACAACGTACAGAAATAGGTACAGCATGTTTTAATTCCATGGCACATTATCTCCTTTCGGACCTTGACTAACAGTAGTCCAATCTTTTGTTTCAACAAACGGGTCAAAAGGTCTTAAGCGTGTTGCTGAAATTTGTACTTGGTCCCAATTTAATGACCTATCATTATAAGACCCATAACCCGTAGGTACCCAGGCGTTCTCTAATACTTCTCTATCCCACTTATAATAAGCTCTAAATTTATTAGGGTTTTCATGTAAACGGTGATTTACCCATAAGTGAGCTTCTAAGTCTACGTGTACGCTACCACCAGCTTCAAAAGCTCTCATAACTAAATCGTTTTCTGACTGACCACCTATAAATGCTTTATCGTATCCACCAATCTCATTCATAAATTGTTTACTCATCAATCCAAATGGTGCCATAACTGGGGTATTATCTTTACCGCCAAAGAAATGATGAAACTTCCAAACATTAGCACTCCCATCTTCGTAGGGTCTCATAGCGATAATCATCTTATAATTATTACATTTTTTGTAAGTATTATACCCAATCTCTAATCCATTGCGATTTGGTGCCCTGCCATAATCAGCATCATCAGCCGTCCAATGCACAAGTTCACCTTTTGCGGCTCTAAATCCTATTTCATAGCATTGAGCAGGTTTAACATTTGCATAAATATAAGTAAAGTTTTCTGGTAGTTTAAAATCAGGTTTTCTATTACCAACAAAAATCACTTCATACTTAATATTGTTACCTTTTAAAGAATCATAAAAAGATAACCATGATGTTGTTCGTACAGCACTTGCAACTAAACTAACTTGAATATCAGTCATATAACTCCCTTTGGATTTTACGTACATCCCGAATTCTTTTTTTCTTCTTGCTGTTTCCCATCCACTTATACTGGGAACACATGGTGCATCTAACTTGTTTTTTACGTTTAATACTCATCCTGTTGGTACTCCATAAAAGTCACATTGGCTACAAAGTTCTGTACATTTTCTATTCCCTTTAATATGTTGTTCAATTGTTGCTAATCTATAAGGACTGTTCCACATATCAATCAAATTCGTTTCTTTAATATTTCCTAATTTCATATATTTATTGGGGTTAAATCTTACACAGGGATAAACATCTCCAAACCTGTCAATGACTAAATGACTTAATAAATCAAGACAAATTCCATGTTCAGGTATTGTTACTTTTTTACTATAACCAAAACTGCCCATAGCTTTATGTAATATTCTCGGTGCTACTAAACCGGGTAATTTGTACCAACGTTCTCTACGTTCTTTACGTTGGACTTCTAAATCCGCCAATAAGGTATAAGTTCCATAACTTTCTAATTCTTTATGAGGACGTAATGAATCTAGTTTTCCTACATCTCCTAACAACCTATAGACTACGAATGGTTTCCTATCACCCTTAATTTCTAAAAATTTCTTGACTATTTCATATTGTTCATCTTGCTCTGGGTCATTTTCTATAACTGAAATGGTAATGGTTTCTAGATGCCCAATAATGTAATCGGCTTGTTCGACAAGTAGTTTCCCATTTGTATCCAAAGTTCTTATATAATCAAGTCTAAAAGTTAGAGCTTGTACTAAGAGAGGATACAGTAAAGGTTCTCCATTACTATGGAATTGGACTATAATACCAGAAGGGATTTGCCTTAATGTTTTGTACATTAAATCCCTATCCATATCACCCCAATCAGTCTTCTCAATCTGTTCCCATTTACGGCGGCCACACATCCAACAAGATTTATTACAGCGAGAAGTCAATTCAACATTTACTACTAAGAGCCCATTGAAACAGTTATTCATTCTCGTCTCTTTCTTCTTTCATCTAATACTATTTGTTTACATGCTGGGCAAACTAAAAAATATCCTCTACGCCCATCCGGTGTGACACCACCAACAGCATCTATAGCATATTCTTCAGCACACAATTCACAAGGAACGTAACCTGTTTGTTCATTCTTCTTTGGTATCATAGTTTATCTCATCACTTGCAAACATTTCAGCGATTGAATTCGGATGAAAAGTTAAAAAGGTCATAATAGTTTTAAACGTTTCTGTCCAAGCTTCAATATCAGCATCCCAAGAAAGAGTTAATGTAAGACTATGACCACGACAATCGGTTACTGTTATTTTGTTATCTTTATATTCTTCCATTCTTTCCTCCTTTTTAATTGCCGTGATACTTGATGATGGGCAATAACTGGATGTTCAATCTTGACATACGGTTCTTGACCTTGTGGAAGAGTTTTAATATAACAGTAGTCTAATGGTAGATGATAGACTTTAATATCAAAAAAGTCACCAAGTACCCGTTGTAAGACTTTTTGTTCCCACATGCGTGTGAGAACGCTTTCTTGAGACCAGATAGAGAGCATATCTACGATTCGACTAGTGTTCCGTAGATAAAGAGTACCCGATAGTGTCTCAACCGTAGATACTGTAGGTTGATTGTACCAAGTCTTCCACTCTAAATAATGCAACGCTAGAGAGTATTCGTCTGGTATCTCATTAAAGAGCGTAGGATACTGTTCTACGGTTGCGTCTGCATCGAGAAAAACAATATCATGCTCTTTAAACATATGTAACATCTTTAACAGAAAAGCGGGCTTGTAAGCGGTATTCTGATACCAATCTCCTAAATCAGGTACGGTCTCGATATAATGTACAAGTTTAAACTTTTCGAGAGAAGGTCGTAAATATTGTTCTACAACTTCTTCATAAGGTGTATCTTTAGTCACGTATGATGTAATGATAAAAGGTTTCATTCACTCTCTCTCCCGCAAGTATTCGATGATTTCGTTGATTTTTCTAACAACCTCTGTCATATCGTCTAAATGTCCTTTTGGCGGAAACTTACTCGGCAACACCTTCTCAGGTTGTGAGGGGATGGGTGGTTTTCTATCACATGATGAATAATCATGGTTTGTCCATAGTTGACCACAATGACACTTTTCTTCTTTGGGTGAGAGTTCAAGCAAATCTGTAAAGTGCCGCATGGGAAGGTTAGAGTGTTTAAAACCATAGCTTGCCCGTTCTTGTAAATAATCACGGATGATTTTGTCAAAGTTAGCTAAGGTCTTTGGGTGTTCATCAATCGGAAACAATAACTTCGTCAATTTGTGCATTTCTCCTCCTCGCAAAGTTTTGTGATGGCGGAAATCATTTGAGAGCGACAGGCGTTGTGACCTTTTTCCCATTGAGTCGGAAACTGTCCGCATTGGCTACAAGCATAACCATCATCAATCGTTACTCTGTCGTCTATTATCACCCTCATCAATTCATCCTTTATGGCGAGGAGAAGTTCATTCCCTATTCTATTGGCGTTTGTGCTGTCAAATATCCCATAAGGTTTCTCATCCCAACACAACGACGCTTCACCTAACGCTTGAAATACTTTCTCTTTGAGTATGCTCATATATCCTTTCCTTGTGTGGACTTTTTAATCTTTATCCACTTATTTTTCTTCGTATGCCAAATGAGGATATACTTCTTGCGTTCAATACAAGCTGTGGCGGTCATCCCATCCTCCTTTAGAGTTCCATCTCCTTCAACATAGCGTCTTAGTGGTGTTAGTCATTTCTTAAAATATCTCTCTCAACTCCTTTAAACTCAGCCTCATCAACAAAGCTCTTTTCAACAATTAACCATCCCTTATCTGCAAGCGTTCTTATTATTTCATTCGTCTTTATCGGCTTATCCTCTTTTAAAACAATTTCTCCAATTATTTCTTGAGCCGATGCACAATCGAAACAAACTCCAAGCCTTAATTCACCTTCACGCCTACAAAAATTACAAATACTCATCCTAAACCTCCAATGTTTTTATGAAGTCGTCTACACAAGAGTTGTAAATATTCGATTCTTCGCAGTCTGCACAACCATGCTTATGAACATCCCCTTCTAGGTCTTCCCAGTCAGAATGATTTTCTTTCTTCTTCGGCACAGCTTTCCTGATGGCTTGGAGGATGGCTTCGGTAACTCCTTTTCTCCACTCTATACTTTCTGCGTTATCACAATTCATAGTCAAGATATTGAAAATCTCCTCACGCAAGGTCTGTTGGGTTTCCCTCAAGCTTGGCTTAGTCATGGCTACCTCCAGTTAAGTCTATATCACTCTCCACTTCATTCCCCCAAACATCCCAACCTTCTGTCTTTTGACGGGCGAATAGTTCTATGCGGGGGAGGTCTCCCATAAGTTGAACAATACGATTTCTAACCTCGTCTGGTTTTTTACTATGTTCTCTCACTTTATCAGAAATAAATTGTCTTACTCCTCCGCTTATTCTATGTGGATGTCCTTTTGTAAACAGAAGACAAATCTCTGCTCCTTTTCTTGTCCAATATCCCATCCCAAAGCTCTGTTTATCCCAAACAAAAGCTATAGTTTTATAAATAAACCCCCACTTCTCCCCCAAATGTATAGCGTTATGTAGATGAGCATCTTGTGTCCACATAAATAAAGCACAATTGTCATCAGCGGGTATATCTAATCTAGATAAATCATCTAAAGACATCAAAGAGTAATGTCTATCCGACGTTTTCTTACGGCCCTTTTGCGAGTATGTTTCCCAAGACCAAGGAGGGTCAACGTAAACTATTTTATATTTTTTCATTTCATTCCTATTAATATACTGATTTGTATCACACTTGCTCCAAACCAATAGAGTGTTCTCGCCCAATTTTTTTCATAAATACACATTGCAAGTATAATAAGATATTCTACAAACAAAAACTTCATCAACCAAGTACTCATACTAGTCTTTCGCTCGTAAAGAAATCCCTTTTTTGCAATCATAACAACGGCAAGAAAGGTCATGATAAATCTTTAACTTCTTTTGTTTTTTCTTTTTCATTTTCTCATCGCTTTCTTATAAAATGGGTCGCTAGGAGTTACTCTCATCTTTCCATCTTTCGCAAAATCCCAAACATCAGAAATATCTTCTTTGTCCAATGTTAAATCAACTTCGTCTTCATCAATTTTATTTAAATCTATGTGTTTTAGCATAACATTTACTTTATGCCGAACATTCCTATTGACTAAACGTTTGTCATCTTTTTCACTTTTAGCCGTTGTGAAACCAGTAAAAGGATGTTTTTTATAAGATTTTCCCATTGCCGTCCTTTTCCTTATAGTTTAATTTTTTCAAAGAACTCTTCATAACTTATTTTTGGGAAATAAGGTAGATTACTTTGAAGACTGACATTATATATCCCAGCATGTTTCGAAGCAAAAATCTCAAAACTTTTCATGTGTGATACTGGATGCCCACTAGGCATTAAATAAATATCAGGTCTTCCAATTCCCGAAGAAATCACTTTGTGAGTATCTTGATAGTAATGTGTAAAAGTATCTGTTGGACTAACAGTACCAAAATCGTACCCTAAGAGATATATTGTATCATAACTTTCTTTAATTGCAATAGATAAAGCGAAGGGTCCTACCTGACCTAACGTTGATATGTACATAGCTGTATCAAACTCAGTTTCATTTCTTGTAATTTCATAGGTATGAATTTCTGGAATAGCAACATACATATCAAATCTTCTAGCATGTAACTGAACACCTTCAGCGGCTAATCGTTGTAAATCTGGAGCATTTTGTTTAAAGAAACTTTTATCTAACCACAATTCTCTGGTAGGGAAATAGGGCATAGTTTTATATGCATAATTCAATGCCCAAATATCCATACCACGAATCTTACCCCAAAGGTCTTTCGCTATCCCTCGTTTAACACTCGGTCCACCACCAATAATGATAACTGTTTTCATCGTACAATAAGTTTGGCTGTAATAGATTTTGCGTTAAAAAACTTTTTAGTGAATACCTTTGCTTTCTTGTGGTCATATGGTTGGCATGAAAAGATATTAATATAAGCTATCTTCCAAAACTCAGAAAAATGACCAATGATAGCACTCGTTTCAATAAACTGCATCAATGAATATCCTTTAGTATGAGCTTTAGCAGTACCGAAATATTCAAGCAAAGTCTCCCCATACTTTTTCATATCTATTAGTTTGCACAGTTCTGTTACATACTCGGTTAACTTTTCTTTTGATTGTAACACATCTAAATCACAATCATAGACGTTTAGTAGGAGTTCGTAACCAAATATCTTATCTGTTTTCTTATTCATTTTATCTCTCCAACTCTTGGGATTTTAAAATCCAATCGTAGCACTTCCATACTTCATTATTCTCTGTTGGATTAGTACCTGCTTTACCTGTCCAAATCTTTGGGCACTTCGCACAAGGGTCTACTACGACAGGTACATGCTTACAAGATGAAAATCCAGTTAAGAGTAGCATGACTAAACATCCGAATATAACCGTTCTCGTTTTCATATACTCTCCTAACTTTGCAAGTAAAGTTCTATATTTTTCATTTCAGTTTCTATCTGTTCTAATCGTTTGGATATCTTTGAAGTACAAGGTACTATCTTCATAAGTTTCTTTTTCTCATCTTTCAATTGTGTTAGTTTTACCCGATATCGTTTCTTTTTTAATTCAGGGTCAAATTGACTTGCTATGACCTCAATGATTTTTAATATAGATTGCCACATTTAAAACTCCTTTCCATGTTTATGCGGACGAGTTTTATTATAAGATATTTTTGAGTTAATTTGCCACTCTATATCTATTCCAAGAGCTTCACACATATCTCCAAGACGAATGAAGACATCTGAGATTTCCATTTCAAACGATTTTAATTCTTTTTCAGCGACATGTTTTGCTCTTTTTATACTTGTAATATTAACTTTATATTTTTTCGCTAATTCTTTTAAAGATTTTTTATCATATTTAAAAGCTGATAAAATAGATAATTTATCTTCTATGGATAATTTTTTATCCATATTTCTCAGACCTGTTTTGAGTGCGTGGGTATTATTTTCACTAGAAGTGACCCACTCAAGATTATTAACATTATCATCTAATTTATTCCCATTGATATGATTAACATATTTTTTATGGTCTGGATTAGAAATAAAAGCCTCGGCCACCAAACGAGAAACTTTGTGAGTTTTTCCTTTCAAAGAAACTGTGTAATACCCAGTTCCACCAATCCCCGCTTTTAACACTCTCCCTTCTTTTTTATATTTTTTTAATTGACAAACTACTGTCATGTTTAATGAGCGAACATTCCCAAGATTTGAAACCATATAATATGATTCCCAATCTTTAATATCTTTCCATATTTCTTCTTTGGGAGGTTCTGTTTTAGGTAAAAGATGATGATTACCTTCTCTTAAACTCTCTAATGCCTCGGATACTTCACTTTGTATTAAAGCGAGAAGTTCTGCTTTATTTCTATCAACATCCCAAAAACCTTTTTCAACTGCTACTTGATGCGATATTTTACACAATTCTTTAAGCGTCATTTTCCGATACTCCTTCTTTTTCTGAATCATCATCTAAGTGAATACAAACACCACGCATTGTTGTATCTATCATGGTTGAATGGCATAAAATACATTCTTTTAATTGTTCTTTCGGTCCTTCCCATACGAACCTTTGTCTGCATTTTCTACATCGTACTCTATGCATGTACGTCCTCCTGTCTTATCCCTGGCATAAGCCGACCAACCGAGGCTCCTAAGACAGATATGATATACGATGCTTCTTCGGCGGTCATATAAAAATCCTCTTTTGTTACGGTGCTTGACAAACATAGTTTAATATTGTCCTTTTTGTATCTGGGAGGTCGTTTATGTATGCCAGAACAAATATAATTATTTTTCTGTTCAGCTTTATAATACATTAAACAATGGCAATGTTTATCTTTTTTCGGGCATTTCATCTTCATATAAGTTAAATTTGTAAGGGTTATGTCCTATTGTATCAACATCATATAGTCTTGTCAAGTGTTTTACTAACTTATCATCTTCTAAATAGTACAGGTCTCCACCAGGGATGCAATTAATAATTAGTTGCCCCAAACGTAAATCAGGGTGTTTGTTCCAAATCTTTCCTAGTAGAGCTAACATCTTTGGAATTCTTTGCCGGCTTCTCATTTTTTTCCTCCTGATAATCTGGCAATTCTTTATCTTGTTCTAACCCCATACTTCGTCTATCTGCATTAGACATCATTTTAATTTTACCAGTTCCAAAACCTCCACCATAAAATGTGAGTTTACCAAATAGTTTATGCAATCCATCTTTTGCGGTAGCAGATTTTTTACGATTTCTAACAACATCTTCGTTAGATAAACTAGGCTTTTTTGTCGGGTCTTTTCTCATCTTCTGTCCATACTTCCTTTTTATAAAAGCTACAGAATTTATTTACAAAACAATAATCTTTACAACGAATATTCCCTTTCCATCTATCTTCTTCACTACATATAGGAAGGTCTTCATCAGATAATAATAGGGTAGCTTGATGTTCTTTGAGTTTAGTGTCTAAAAACTTTTCTTGTACTTTCGTGGGCCACAATTCAATCTCTATTCGTTTAAAAGGAAAAGGTGGATATCCTTTTTCTGAATTACGGTACCATTCTGATTTACGCCAATCTCTCAGAATAGCATTAATAAAAGCTTTCTCAATTTTGAAACCCAATTTATGATAAAGCCATGCATAGCAATTGACTTGTTCTGTCCATTCTCGTTTCTCATGACTAACTGCCCATACGGAGGTTACTTTATAGTCTTCAATCGACTTAGTAGCATCTTCATATAAATCTGGTTTACCTGCTATATAAAAATGTCCTGCTTCAACTTCTAATTTCTTGTCTGGTGCTACTGTCAAGAGTTTCTTCGTAATCATATCTACGAACAAACGTTCTTCAATCAATCTATTCGTATCATGAATACGAGACAGTACTTCATGAACAGCACTACCTAATAACCGCCAGAAGTTAGTAGATACGTCTTCTTCAATATTTGCCCAATGACGAATCGTAAGATGCCTAATTCTTGGTGGATTAATTAATGTTGTTATACTTGTGACGTTAGGATTGTTCTGGCTAAGGTCGTAAGTATTCTTGATTATAGCATCAACAATGCTTTGGGGCAAGTTAAAATTATTAGTATATTTCATTAGTAAACATCTCCATTCTCAACTATTTTCTTATCTTCATAAGGAGCAACCTTACGTCTATACCATTCTTGCTTTACCCCTTCAAGTACACCTAAGATATCATTATGATAGGTATATGCTTCACCTTTACGTTTTAGATATAAGCTACATAAAGACGATATGACATAGTTCAATTCACCAGGAGTACAGCCATGCAATTCTAACGCAGATTCAAATTCTAATAAAACTAAATCAAAATGTTTTCTATCTTCAGGTTTAATATAAGGCATAAGACACCTATTCTACGTTAGAAGCTGGTCGCCCATCTTGATTCAAGATATATTCAAGATAGAGAGCTTTGTTCGTAATTACAATAATAGCATGTCGTGTAGTTTTAATGTCTACAACTTCTTCATCATCTTTAAAACGATAGAGTTCTTTCATAACGTCTCCTATTCGTATCTAGCTGTTACCGTTCCTCGATAAAAATAATCAATATACTTCTTTTCAAGTAGTTCGTCTACAGAAGACACCATGATAGAAGCAAAGTCTTTTATCCAAGGATGGTCATTATAAATATAATTATCGGTAATAATGATAAGAGGTTTACGCAAATAACCACGAATAGCCAATTCACACATAGTACCGATAATCGGTCGTTCTGCACCAAAATTATCTAAGTTAGCTATCACTAAGTCTGCTTCTTCAACGCATTTGATATCTCTTGATACAAACGCTTTACCAGGAATTGAAGACTTATACCCATCAGGTGTGATATCACCTATCGCTTTCCCATTGATAGGGTCTAACCAAACGATATCCCACGCTCGGCTTAGATAATGTGTAGCAAGACGTTTACGCCATCCAATACATTGTTCAATATGATTCCCTTCAATAAATCCCGCTAGGTAGCATTTGAAACTCATTTTTAGTTCCCCCCTTCGTTTTATTATGACATTTGATACATAGAGTTAAACCTATGTTAATATCCCATAATTCTTTACAAGAAATAGCTTCTTGCAAAGTAGTGATTTTATATTTTTTTAATAAATTTGCGAATGAAATTATATGATGTGCATTTAAAACTATAGGATTTCCAATCGCCAATCCTTATAGTTACGTTCTATAAGTTTCATAACATAGAGTTTATTTGCTTCATCTTGTATTTGTTTAGGTACGTCAAACATCTTATCCTCTGGTAAGACGGGATGTACAAGCCACGCCAAGTACTCTAACGGTACATCTATGAGTTCTTTACCTTTATGTTTACCAAAATTTAGTTTCATCGTTTTAGATACTACTTTTAGTCTTACGAGCGAACATGTGCGTAGCTTCGAACAGAGCAATTAAATCAAGAACGTCTTTCTTACAATGTTCTCTAGATATATCAAGAGCCCACTTTTCACCTCGCAGACAACCATGTTTTACAGATAAAGAGAGGTGGTCTTTACGAGTATACCCAAGGAGTTTACGGCATCCATTCTCTAAACTATTTCTTGACAATTTAAACTTCTTCTTTAAAAATACCCATGTATCACTTTGAAACAACATTCCATAAGTAGGGAATGGAACTTTATTAATGACAGCTCTCGTTCTAGCAAAAGGTAAATCATATCCACAACCATAGTGAGCAACACAGCGAGTATAACGGGATAACGTATTAACTAAACTTGTAACGATTCGAGTATCTTCTTTTGGTTCTACATCTCTTTGTGACGACTTATACTTTTTAATATCTTCTAACGTTATACAATCCTCAAACTGATTCCCTTCATCATCAATAGCACACCAATTAAACATAATACCATAATCAGCATTTAAATCTTCAGCTTCTATATCAAAATAAATAACTTTTTCTTGGTAGAGACCTTTAGTATATTTTTCAAAACAACGGGGATGCTCCCACCCATTTTTTGAACCATGCCCCTTATCAGGACAGAGAAACTTATCTCTAGCTAAAATCTCTTCTTTTTTCATTTTAGAGACTTCTAATCCCATATCGTTCTCCTTACAGGTGACAGCCTTCATCGTCACATTTTCCTATTTTTTTTCTAAGTACACCTTCTTTAGAACCATCTCTAAAAACGGTAATCCCCTTTACCTTTGCTTTCCAGGCATCCATATATATTTTCTTAACTGTATCAACACTTGCATCATTAGGTAGATTGACCGTTTTACTACACGCACCATCTAACCAATTTTGCCATTGAGCTTGTATTTTCAAATGCCACTCAGGTGCTACTTGATGAGCGGTTCTTACATACTTTGATTTATATATATTTCTAGTTTCTTCAATAATGCCTACCGTTAAATGTCTCTCAAACGTAGTTTCAAAGACAGGTTCAATACCACTACTGCAATCAGCAAGAATACTCAAACTCCCTGTTGGTGCAATGATTCTACGATAAAAACATTTAGGTGCTACTCTATCTGTTACTTCTTTATAGATTTTACCTAGCTCATCAATAAACTTTAAACAATCATCACTATCATAATAAATACCAAGCATAATCAACGTATCAGCAAACCCCATAATACCTACCCCGATTGGGTCTAACTCTTTCATTGTTTTTGTAATCTGAGGTAGAGGATACCAAGAGATAGCATTATTGTTACGCAACGCTCTTGTCGCAATTTCTAATGTATCAGCAAAAACATTGAATCTAAATTTACCACCATGGACAAACTTAGAGATGTTGATAGACCCTAAACAACAAGCACCATACTCAGGAAGAGGTACCTCTCCACAAGGATTAGTTGTTTTAATTTTAATCTTAGGATATAGTGGATTGTCTTTGTTAATTCTATCATAGAATAAAAACCCAGGGTCACCACTATTCCACGCACTAAAACAAATAACATCAAAGATAGTTTTGGCATTAATCGTAGCCCATACTTTATCATCTTGTGGATTTTTTAAATCTATTGTCTCTCCTTTCTCTACTTTTTCCATAAACGCATCACTAACCAATACAGAAATATTAAAGTTTGTTAATTGCCCTGTCAACTTACTACGCACAAACTCTAGAATCTCTGCATGTTCAAAATTCAAAATCCCCATTAAAGCACCACGCCTAAAACCACCTTGTTTGACAACTTCAGTAGCGGTGTTAAATAAAGACATGAATGATACGACACCAGAAGATGAACCTCCACCAGATAACATAGCTTCTTTAGGTCTTAATTTACTGAAATTAATTCCTACGCCACCACCGTTCTTGAAGATAATCATCATATCTTTCAAAGCGTTGGTGATACTCTCCATATCATCATTGATAGGAAGTACGAAACACGCATGAAGCATACCTTTTTTAATACCAGCATTACGAATACATGGAGAGTTTGGTAAAAATGCACCATCTTCCATGACTTTCGCTAACTTCTTCTCAAACTTAGTGTCACCTAAAGACAGAGCATTAGCTACTCTAGGATAAACTTCCTTAGGGTGTTCGTTTTGGTGGCAGTAACGGTCTTTTAATAACTTTGAAGCGTTTTTCGAAATTGCCATTTTACCTCCTATCGAGACGAATAACGCAATCTAAAACAAACAGTTCTTTTTCATTACGAGGAAGTCCTATTTGTAACATAGGTTCTTTATTTGCATTAAGAGCTTCCGACCATATCTTTTCAACCATATTTAGCGTAATACCGAAACTTTTCTTATCAGTATATTTTGCATCAATACAATAATTCCTATAGTTTAAATCACCTTTACTGAACCACAAACTACCAGAGTTTATTGTTTTTTGGCACTTCGTCTCGAACTTACTTCCCTTTGACTTTTTCAATTTTCTCACTAGTCTTTTCAGGTACGATAGGTTCGATATGAGCTGTAGGGGCAGTAATCTTGTCTGCACCCAATTTTGTCATAAGAGAAACTAGGTTTGTTCTGATATTATGAAGAAGCTTCAAACCTAAAGTTCCAATCTTCAACAAAGCTTTCCAACGAATATCTTTTTCTTGCTTAACGATTTCATCAATCTGACTGATTTCTTCATATAAATCCTTATTCCTTAACATGTGTATCCTCCTATGAGTTTCCGGTTTCTAGACCATCTTCTTTTTGGACTAAATCTGTAGGTTCTATATAAGCAGGAACTTTAACAATGTTAATAAGTTCATAGTTCTTATTTAAATGTAACAATAAGTTTGCTACATCGGCTTTACTATTGCATGAAGTTGTTACCTCTACTCGGTCTTCTTTTGTTAACAGCGTAACGATATATAGCATTATTCACCTCCTCAGAAAATCCGTAGTTGCATTGAATTGGTAGATACCAACATATCTTTATTCCATAACATAGCATCAAAAATCATTTGGGCTTTGGTTAAAATATTTATGCGTATCATCTCATCATAGTTTATTTTACTCCTATCTAAATGCATCGTTTTAGTAAAACCCATAACTGTGATAGGTCTGCCTTTCTTATTATTGCCCATATCTTTAACATACACATAATAAAATAATTCCCCTAGAGCTACATTGAATTTAGTACCAAATACTTCTTTCGCATTAGTATAAGCTCTGACAAAAATAGGGGGTATCTTATCCTTAATGGTAATCTCTTTCCCTCCACGAGTAAATGTATAATCTGTTACATATGTTTTATTCGTCATCTTTGTAGGGATACCAATTTCGTCAATCGGTAGATTTTTAATACGGTCTTTTTCTTGCTCTATCCAAAGTTCGATAGTTTCTTTGTGTTCTCTGTTCAAAACTTTTTGTATCAAAGTATCCTGAAAGAACGCTTGATATTTACTAGAATTAGATTTCTTCATCTCCACACCTTTCACTTCTTTTATTAAACCTTTAGAAGTGCGGAGGTCACCAACATATCGGCATTTCGACAGAATGAATATTCTTTCAAACATCCCTTCATACTCAAATTCAATATCAATACTGTCCTTATTATAAGTCTTCGCCCAATTCTGAACAATTTGGTTCAGTTCATTGCGTAGATTCTTTTCTGATTTAATGAATACACTATCTGTGTCCCAGTAGATAACTTTATATCCTTGCTTCTCAATTTCAGCTTTTGTATAGAGTAATAGTTCTCTCACTAAATATGTTATAGTAGATGCAATTTGATTATCATACAAACGGAAACTAGAAAAACCCATAACACCAAAAGTAGAGTTGACAACACCTTTAATAGCATCATATTTAATTTTTGTGGTTGTATACGCTTCGTTTTTTTCGCCTGAAAAACTTTTTATCTGCTTCTTTAAATTGTCTTTTAGTACAAGTATTTTGTTCACCATTGAAGGAATAAGAGTAGTAGAATCTTGCTTAAAATGAATACCATTTATTTCTATTCCCTCACTCCCAACATTTCTTGTATCTAAACAGAAGTTCACAATCATCGAGGGGTACGCACTAGATAAGTCATACTTCCCTACCCCATATAATGCTCCTGTTTCAAGACATTCTCTTGTTGCCCCTTCAAACGTTGTTTCTGGTCTGTTCTGAGCAACGTTCGGGAGAACAATATTCTGTTTCTTAGCTTCTTCAAACAGTAGCATTTCAATAATAAATGAATTGAAATACAAGTCTTCCCACAAGCATTTGCTTAATCTTCTGATTTCATCGAAATATTCTAGCAGATGATATTTCTCTTCCAATTTCACAAGACGTTTAATGTCGTTTATATTTTTTTCTTTAATCTCGTCCGTGAGTACCCCGAAGTCGCTTTTCCCCCAAGATGGCTCATTCAAATGCTTCTGAGCAACATAATCAAGAGCGTAACTACCCTCTCTCATAAACACTTTCTTGAACAAACTCAAGTAGTCAAGAATAGAAATACCAGCAGGATAATTAATCTCATTCTTGAAATTCCACCGAGTTTGATTGATAGGGCTGATACGTTTTGCAAAATCTTTGATGCGAGTATTACAATAAATATAATCAAAGTCCATGTTCCAAGCTAATAGCAAGTCAGGTTTCTCTGTATACAGATAATTAACAAAATCGTTAACTAGCTGTTCTTCGTCAGGGTAGTCTTTCAACCACCATGTATTTAATTTTCCATCACAATAAGTACTAACACAACTAATAGTTTGTTTAGCTTCTTTGGGATTAGGTAATTCTTTTGCTAACACTTCGATATCTAAAAAACAATATTTTGTAGGAGCTTTCTCGATACTGGGTACTTTGTGAATGAGATAGTTTTTTGTAAATAAAACGTCGCTACTATATGATGTCTGGCTACGTTGTTTTGGTACGTCGCTTGGTACGCTTGTAAATTTACGGGTAAGCGGTACACCATCATAACTCTTATATTTGCCTTTTTGGTCTATCTCATAGAAGAACGGAAAAAAGTTCTTATCAACAATAATATTCTGCTTACCCTCATTGTCTCGGGTAAACAGATAAACAGTCCGTTCGTTATTATGTATATTTAATAGTTGCATAAATTATATACCAGAATTCCTTGCACTAAAAAATTGATTACGCAGTACCCGTAACTCACCATTGAGTAGTCTGACATTTTGATTGGCTTTTGATAAAGCAATCTGTAAATCTTTACGTTTGAATTGCAAGTCAAGAATCTGCTTAGATAGGGTCAATAGAGCTTGTTCAACAGTAGCTTGGTCATTAATCGCTTTAGCGAGTTCTTTTTCTTTCTCTACGATAATGTTTGATATGTCTTCTGATGACGTATTGTTATTCATATTTGTCATATAAACCATGTTTTCTCCTTAAAGGATAGGGGGGCAGGTGCGGTGTAAGTTACGGTCTCACGACTGACTGAGTAACAATCCCATGCTCCTTACGGCCTGTGCCATATTCGTGTTCGGCGATGGCCTTCTTAACTTACCCCCCGTGATTTTACTTACCGCAGGGTTTCCTAGGTTTCTTCTTAGCCATTATGGTCTCCTTTTCTACTTTTATTATTTGTTTCTTATCTTTCTCTCTTTCAACAATATCTCATAACATTTTTTACACATAGTTTTATACCAACCATAGTTTCTGAGTTTACCTTTATCACTACACACTTCACAAGTTCTAGCTGATTCATCTTCCGCTTGTGTTATTAAATCATCAATTTCATCAATCGAAAAATTTGTATAAAATCTTAACGTTCCAAATTTCTCTTTAACTTGCATTACTTCAAATGGATTTTCTTGTGTTTTCAACTCGGGGTATTTGGTATCAATAAGCTGTTCGATTTTTTTACACAACTTATCAAGAAGGGGATACCATCCCTCATCACACTCTAACCCAAAACACATCGACCCACGTTGGGGTGATTTCTCTGGATGAAAGAACCAATACTTCTTGAGAATCTCTTGTTCTTTCATATATCTCCCATCAATAGGTTCACTTATAACAATTTTCAACTTACCGTTTTCTCTACCAAAGATAGCTTTTTTCATTTTATTTTTGTCCAAAGTTCTGCTTCTAGTTTATCCCAATCTTTAAATTCAGCAATAAAGTTTTCACGACCAACAAGCTTAAACTTTTCATAATGATATGTATTACCTTCTTTGAGTATATACCCATATTTCATACCGGCGTAGAAAAGAGACTTTTTGTTATCTATCTTACCATCGAGATAAAAATCAACCACCGCAGTCCTATACGGTTTCCCTCGTTTGTTTTTAGTACAACGGATGTCTATCTCATACCCTACTTTCTCTTTTTCGCCGGCAATATCTTCTTCTATCGCTTTACCGAGTTTGAATTCCACACGGGTATTATAATAATGTTTTAATGCTCGACCGCCTGGGGTATCAATAGGGTTGCCATACATCTGCCCTACTTTTTCTCGTAATTGATTGATAAAAATAATAGTAGTAAAACTATTAGCAATCGCACTATAAACTTTACGAATGAGCGGGGATAATACTTTAGCTTGAGAAGCCATATATTTGTTCTCTTCCAAAGTACCATCAAGTTCTTCTTGTGTAATCAATGACGGGATAGAATCTACTATAATCAAATCATATTGGGGTATAAACTCTACAAGCATGTCTCCCGCTTGTTCAAGAGACTCAGGTTCTGATGTCCACACTTTCTTATTGTCTACCCCAATAATCTCAGCCCACATCTTATCATAACTACGTTCTGCGTTCAAGTACATTATTTTCTTATTTAATGCTTGGAACTGCTTGATAACATATAAAGCAAACGTTGTCTTTCCAGAGCCTTCTTTACCAAAGAACTCGATACGATGCCCTCCTTCACCTTGATAGATACCCCCATCAAGGATATAATCAAGTGCAAATACACCTGTACGAATCTTCTCTGCTTCTTTGATTTCTGAAGCGAGTTTTATTTTATACCCGTGTTTTTGAGCTTCTGCTTTTATTTCTTTTGCTTTTTTCATTAGAGTCCTTTATCTTACACATTGGGAGCATCCACATACCTTTACCTAAGTGGATACCTCCTGGTAATTCTTCATATCCCTTTGGTACTTTTCTACCGATATGTATTAGACGAGTTAATCCCATGGGTGAAATTTACCATCTTTTGCACCAAGTTTATGTAAAGTACGTTCAACATCACAAATGTAGTGATAAATAGTCTTACCATCTTTAGACATAGCACAAGTGTTAACCCCATGATTATCCCAAAACTTCTTCGTAGTAACACCACGGAGTTTACATATTTGTTCTATCTCTACTGATGTATAGCCATATTTATGTTTCGGTTTAGGAAGCATTAATTCTCCTATTTATCTTCGTTAGACATCTTTTTAAATTCAGCGTGATATATTTCGTAACATTTTATTGCCCAACCATTCAGAACCCTATATAAAAAATAAAAGAACTCAAATTTTAAATTACGTTTCATAAAACTTTCGGTTGTTCACACACACCATTTAATGCTAAAATAATAGCATCAATAATATCTTCATCTTCTAACTGCATCTTTAATTTCTTAGTGAAATCTTGTTGTATGATTGCTTTTTTAGCTGTCGCTTTAAGACCTAAGTTCTTCCGAGCTGTGGTAGCCCACATGAATCTTTTTTCTTTAATCCCATTCAACTGGGCAAGAACGTATACTATCATCCCAATACGAGCAAGAAATGAATGAGTATTGACATTGAATTTCAGAAAGACATCTTCAATGATAATGATATCTTGATTCTTAACGAGTTCGGAGAAGATACGAATCAATTCATTAAACAGAAAATATCTGTCTTTGCTTTTAATATCAATAAACCCATAGTCAATCTGTACGCTATCAGGATTAGTGAGTACCATACACCATCCTGTTCGACTTGCGGTATCAACGCCCAAACAGCGTAAGAATGGGTTGACTTTAATTCCGAGAGCTTTTTCTATTTGTTTTGTCGGTATGGTTATCATTTTCTTCCCACTTGAAGCCAGGTAGACTACTCTCTAGCTGGAATATCTTCACTATTTTGCCCAACATTTCAATCCATCTTTTTGCATCATCGCCTTTGAGTGTATAAGTTTTATCCTCATACACCATATCTACCTTATATTGAATTAATTTCTTCATCTTCATCCACCCTTTTAAGTTCTTTAGTTTCAAACAGATACCGACACGGTATCTTTTCTCTCTTTTTCTTTTCTAGTGGTTCTCGTATATAATCTAATGTGAAATGACCGCTTTCTCCTTCGTGTTCAGCGTCATATAAGTAGCGGGTAATCAAGGCTGGGAACATACTTATCATATTCTCAGCGAAGAATTTCCCGTCATATTTGAGCTGAACAAACACAATCAAGATACCACCATTTTTGACTAATTGTTCTGCAAAGTGTTTAAACAACTTATCAGTTTCAGAATAATCATTAGGAAGTAACCAATCAATAATAGTAACAGCGTTCTTTTCTAATTCGATTTGCTGAGGGTTAAAATGTATACACCACTTAAAATCCCCAGGTTTCAATCCCAATGTCAACGCAATAGAGATAAATCTATTACCACTCTCTAATGATACATAGTACGGGGTGATACCTTGGTTAACAAACTGTTTGGCAATATTCATAGCGATATGAGTTTTCCCGACTTTTGGTGTACCGCCAATAATAATCATATCACCATATCTGAATATCGCTTTATCGTAGAAGTATGGCATCTTCCAGTTGATACGTTTATCTTCTTCAATCAACACTTCTTTCCATTCTGCTTTCTTGAGAACTTGGAAGATACCACGGGACTTCTTAATAATATAACCTTCTTTAACCAAATAACTTAAAACTTTATCAATTCGTTCTTTTTTCTCTCCGAGTGCGTCTTTAACATCTCTAGCACTTGTTTCTTCTACCACTCGTAAATAGTTCAATACTTTACTAGCTAACTCTCTGTCATCAAAAACGTCGTAACGGTCTAAACTTTTGACGATAGCAGTAAAGTCCCTTTGGTCTAATCTTGGGTTGCAAAAATGAGAATTGAAAATACGCAACACATTTTCTGTTTGAGCGATATTCAATTCTTTCCGTAATATCCCTCCAAGATGCATAAAGATGTTGTGTCGGTTACCTTCTTTTATCAAATCAAAACTAAAATCTCCACTCTGAATTTCTTCAGCCATTTTTTCGGAGAAAGTACGAACGGGAACACTTAGTTTTTCTTCAAGCAAGGTCTTTAATGCCGTAGGCATTTCTGTTAATATAAATTCTCCTTGGAAGTCCCGTTCAATACCTTCTACGACAGAAGGGTACACAACACATTGTTTTCCATCATTCAAAATATCAATCTTAAGGTCATCAATTCTCGTGGTTGGTAAATCTACATACTTGTAAAATAGATGCCAACCCTGTTTGGTACGTTGAATAATAGGAGTACCTAACACTTTTTGAATACTTTCTGGAATCTCTCCTGTATCTATATCAATGACTGTAATACTACTCTTTTGCCCAGTCTTAACCCCAATATTAAGACCACAATCTAACCAGTTCTTCCAGTCAGTTATATCCCGATGTTCTTTATTGAGCCAATCTTTTTCTATCGGGATTTTTTGATTCTTAGCGAGTACTACAATATCAAAATGATTATCACCATAGTACTGTAAGAATTGCTCAATCTTTTTTGTGTTAGGACGCTTTAGATTCATCAATTTACATACTTCATCAATGACCATGTCAGAAGGATATAAATCAAATAACGTACCTATTTTACGGCACCTTGTACAATACATGACATGCGACTGAGCCATCATGTGGCAAGATGGTGGATATACTCTACATTTTGGGCATGTAAAGGTAGACCCTTTTATTTTAAACTCTGGTATTTTAGTTCTTAGATACTCTTTTGTGTACTCTAGGACTTTTTCCATTTATCCTCGGTTAGTAATTTGGGCAATGTAAAATAAGTTTATCCATATAACAGCTTTCTGCACATGATGGACAAAGACTACATTTTACTGCCGATTGTTTAAACTTAAACTCAAGCTGTTGTTCCATTACCCAATTTTCTCCTCATACTTTGAGTACAACGTATCAATAATCTCATAAATATTATTCAAGTCAATATGCCCCTGTAATGCTATCAAAGAACGAGAAACCATATTACCTAAAGCTAATCTCTTGATGTTATTCTGCTCTTCCGGTGACTTCCCATACGTTGATTTTTGATATGAAGAATTGGGAGCAGACGCATGGCTAGTACTTGTATTGCTAGGCGCCGCTGTTCCAACCTTTTTAATTGATGTCATAAGTGGATTACCACCACTTACTGCTGGCTCTGATTTAATTTCCACTACATCACCTTTTGCCATAGCAGATGCAACAGCAATTATATCTTCTGACGCCGTATACCATATCGAAGCTGGAAACGTTTCACCTATTCTATAAAACTTCTTATTACCACTCACCGCAAAAATCTTCATACTATCCTCCTATACGTTTGTTTAGTTCGATTAAGCCACCGACAATGGCTACACAGACTATTATTGCTACAATTACCCCCATCGTACCGCCGAAAGCAAAAACAAAAGCACTACCCATGAAACACCTCCTTTTGACGATTTCTTTTCTTCGTTTTCTTCTTTATAACTTTTTTCTTATGACGTTTCGTAGGGTCTACAATTTTATCTTTTGTGTAGATGTTCTGCCACCGCTTATGTAAACTTGGAAAAGGTAGCTGGAGATAATCCCAATCTTTTTCAGGTAAAAATGCGATACGCTGTTCAACGGCGTCTTCAACTTCTTTAGGCAAAGTCAGTAAATTAACTATTTTGTTTCGCCGTTCATAATCTTCTTCAGTAATTACTGGGTCGTGTAAATTATCAGTAGTTTCTTTGATAATCTTTTTAGCTAATATTCCTTGTGGGTCAGAAACCTGCTTATACTTCTTCGACATTGGGCTGAATATTTTGACGTTAATTAGACAACATAACTGCTCAAAATCACTATCTGAACTGATGATAGTAACATCCTTATCATGGAACTTTCTAGAAGCGTATGATATTATATCATCTGCTTCTAGTTTGTCAATAACAATTAAATGAAAAGGAGAATTTGCTTCAATCTGTTGGCTAAGGTCATCAAAGATTTTGAACATGTATTCCCAATCAATATCGTACTTCGCTCTTGCTTCTTTTCGATTAGCTTTATAATTTGCATCAACCTCTTTACGCCAACTACCCAAAGGACTATCAATAGCAATGATAACTGTATCCGTTGGGTCTAACCCTACCTTCATCAAATCCCCAATAAGCATGGTCACAGCAGTATAAGTAGGAATAATATCACGCCGTTTAAACCAAGCAAAGATTGATTTAAACATTATTCCGCCCCAATCAACTAATATTATTTTATTTGCCATCTTCAAGACATGCGTACATAAGCATAAGATAATTAAAAGAATCTTGAATAGTATCTTTTAAACTCTCATTCTTAGGTTGTTTGTTCTGTTTCAATAAATTTTGTAATCTATCAAGTTTCATGAGTACCATAAATAAAGCATATTCGTAAGGGCTTTCAAAAGTAATCTTGTATAGACTACCAATTTTTGCTACTCGTTTAAAGTTTGCAAGAACATCTTCAGAGGCGTAATCATGTGCTTTACTGCTGGACAATTCTAAACTTTCATCTACTAATTTGTTTACTAACTCCTCAAATGTTTTTCGTATCATTTTTCTTCTCTTTCGTTTTGATAGGTGTATATCCGTATGTACACCGTACAATAATAACTTGAGCCCATTGTTTACACGATTTCTTGCACGTACTACAAAGTTTATTAACTCCGCTAAGTGGCATATCCCCTCGCTAAAGTGTCAAGCTAAAACCAAGATTTTCTTTCTATTTGCTTTACGTACATATCCAACTTGTTTCTGTGCATGTTTTTGGCAATGTAGTTTTGTTACTGCAACCTTCCCACAAATCACACAACATTTTTTTGATATTTGTTTTAATTGCCATTTATATTGTCTACTCATCCTATCATATCCCCACATCTCTTACAATGGTAATCTGGTTCGTCACCACCAGGATTATAAAAAATCATTCCTTCTGGATGATGTTGAAGTCTGCATAGAAATCTATCCCATTTACTGGTCCATTGAGGAGAATCAGGTTTAGAAAATAAATACTGATAGAAATCTATACATAACCAATTACTCCAATGTGGAAATTTCATTTGATTCCTTTCAGACAACGAGCTTGAGGCGAGTAGAGAAGTTTGAATATGAGAACAACTAATAACCATCAATAAGCACATCAGAGTAAAACTTTATGGCCGCAACAATACACAACAATTTTAGTTTGTAATTTTTCGACCTGTAAAGTCTCCACTCATCTGATAAGCGAGGCTTTCGCCATTGTCATTCAAACCACCCTACCCGCTTCAGACCTCTTACACTAATGGTGCAAGAAGGTCGTCCACGTTCGCCTCAAACCCAATATCTGTTCGTGCATTGGTTTGCTTTATGGCCGCACTAATTTTAAAAAGGAAGTTCTCAAGTTGAACAACCTTCTTATCCACGGTTTTAACATCAAACTGTGGCTCAATACTTTCTTTCTTATCATTGGAGGCCTCCCGGCCATACCAATGTGTTTCTGTTTTTACGGCAACTTTAGACCGTAAATCTCTCAATTCGCCCAACCTCTCACGCACTATTTTCTCTAACGCCATAGCTTCATTGATGGTCATACGGTCTCCTTTTTACCAACGATTAAGTATTCGTGACTTTTTGCTGTAACTTTTCTATCTTCCACTTGACTTGCGAAACATGCCCCAATCGCACCTGGCCATTTGATAATAATAATATCCCATAATCTAATTCCTAACTCTCGATAAATTTGTACAATATCACAATGATAGGTGTAAAAATCTTTGTTGTACCGAAAATCATTGATATTGAACACAATAAATTTATCAGGTTTCAGTACACGCTTACAATCTGCAATGATATTTTTCATCCTTGCTAAAAAAGTAACATAGTCTTTGCTAAAATAGAGTTGCTCTGGTTCATCCGTATAGTACTCAATCTTGTAATACGGTGGTGAGGTAAAGATTAAATCTACTGAATTGTCCTTTTCTTCAAGATGTTCTGAAGATTGCTCTCGCAACGTAATAGTATTATTTGATTTGATTAACTGCGATTGGTCTCCTTCACCCATAATTTGCGACATGACTTCTCGGTTGAAGTCCATAAACTTATGAGAAACATCGTACCCTATATAATGACGACCTTGTTCGTAGGTCACTTGCATACGGCTATTGTGACCTGCAAACGGGTCGAGGACTATCTCGTTAGGGGCAGTATAGTAGTTCACCACCCTTTTAACGAGGTCAGGAGGAAAGGTTGACAACCCAGAATCCTCTGAAGTACCTCTTACGTTCTGTGAACTCATAGAAAACGCTTTTGAGAGTTCGGGATTACCTTTATCGTAATCCATTTTTTCATGACGCTTCTTTGCTATGACTTGTTGCTTACGCCCTTCATATTCAAATACACCGTCTTTGCAGTAACTAATATCCCACAAAGACGTAGGTACTTTCCCATCATACTTGTACAAAACATCTCTACGTATTTCTCTACTTTTCTTCAAGTCTTCTAAGGTTTTACCCATTGTCTACTCCTAGTTCTTGTTCCCATACGGTTTTATATTTTGGAAGGTGTACTTCTAGAACAGCCATATTATAAGCGAGTTCTTTGCTAGACCATCCTAGGACATACTGGATTTTCTGAAAAAGAGAGAGGGGGGCCATTTCATCTTGTTCTGCTGGGCCATGGGCCCCCCTTTGCGTTGGATTCCTTACGCCTCTTTTTTGTTGGCCCATATTTTTGTACATACCACACCCGTACGGTAGAAGAAAAAACATTAAATAATAAAAATGTTGTGGTTCAATCCAAAAAATGAATGGTAAAATCTTTTTTAGGTATGGCAGATTTTCCGTTCTTTTATAAATTCCGCACAAGCCGAAGCAATCTGACATGGTAATGTTCGAAGCGAGATTCTGTTTATTTGAAATTGTTTTAGCTACGTCAAAGAACTCCATCTTAATTATGTCTCCATTATATTACAACTGCTTACTGATGTCAACAATATTTGTTATAAATATTATTTGTAGGTTCGCACCTAAGTTCCAATTCTTTTCAGTATCAGCAAGTAGCATGGCAATCTTAGAACACTTCTCCAAACCAAACTTCTTATAGTTCTCGAATAGATACTTAAAAAACCAACGATTGAAACCTAAGATATCAAAATTATTGGAAAAAGACTTCTCATAGAGATATGGTATGTCTTTCGTTTGCATAGCGTGGAGAAACGCTTGATACTCGGTATCCCACACAATGGGAGTATTAGATGCGATAGCCAACTGCAAAGTAGAAATCATAGAACGAATATCAGGATACTTTCGTTCTAATAGTTCCATCAAGTCTTCTATAGGAACGGTGTACTTTTCATGAACACATATTAGCTCAAGGCGAGTTAGGATTTCCGGTTTACTGGGCCGGTCAAACCCTAAGGATAGGCATCGGCTTCGGATTGGTTCGATAAGTTTGGATAAATCATTACAGGAGAAAATAAAGAAGCAATTGTCCGAGTAAGTCTCCATTAAGTTCCTTAAACTATCTTGTGCTTGACGAGTTAATCCATCTGCTTCATCAAGGAACACGCACTTTTTCAGTTCTTCATTGGAAGACATACCCCGAACAAAGTTCTTTATCTTCTCCCGTATTGTGTCAATCCCTCGTTCATCCGAAGAATTGATAAGTAGTGAATCGCATTGTAAGGTGTTGATGATGACTTTGGCGGTAGAAGTTTTCCCCGTTCCAGGTGATTGAGAGTAAAAAATAAGAGAAGGCAAAGTCTTTGGGTGGGCTAGTAAAGACTTCACCTTCTCTTTTTCGGCAAGAATCAGAGCATCAAACGAAGAAGGGCGATATTTCTCCGTTAATAGGAGATTTTCAATTCCAGTTAGCATAAATAAACTCCATAACTTTCTTCATATTTGTTAATGCCTCATTTTTAATATGAAGTAACTTATAACCTTTAGATAAAATGTATTTGGTTCTTTTGTTTGATTTTCTATAACCGTCTACTTCTACTATTAAATTTTGTTTAGGAAAATAGAAATCACAACAATACGGAGAAACTGAAAATTGTCTTATAAATGTTTCTTGTCTCCTCCCTAATTCATTCGCTAATAAATCTTCATAAGGAGTAGGATTTCTAGGACGTTGTTTTTTATTAATTTCCTTAAAATATGAAGGATTGGTTCTACTCCAATGGTGTTGCCGCATTTTTCGTTTTGTTCGTTCTGTGTGCGGTTTTCCATAATGAGGAGCAGTTTTACCAAACCGATGAACCCCAAACATACCGTTTCGTTTACCAGAAATTGCTTTACCGATATTGATTTTATGTTCTTCGGTCAAGCGTTTCTTTTTCCCTACTATTTTAATCCTTTAAAGGTGCTATTAACAGCTCAATACTAATGTCCTCAGCTTCTAAATTTAGATATACCGTGGACTTGTCTTTCGCAATAACTTTGACATCACTACCAATCGTAGAAAGCAC